TGATAGAACCCTGTAGCAGTTGCTTCTAAAGGTTCTAGGAATCCACATCTATTCCCATTTAAGAAAGTTCTCTCACCTACACAAACATTCTTAGCAATATAATTCTCAAAGGTTAAATCACCATCCACTTCAGGTAAATCAAATCTATCTAAGAAATCCTTTCTGGCATCTTCCTTTGATGTTATAGTATTATTATACAAGTAACCATAAGAAAGACCATCACTATTAGGAACAACAAATGTCCATCCATTAGGAGTAGCAACAGTTCTCGTATAGATTAAATCACTATCTCTTCCCTCTTTCCGATAAAGAAGACATGAATTTAAAGGATTGATAAGTGGTTCATAGTTATCTTTATCTCGATTATGCCTTCCTCTACAATCAATTATTATATCAGCATCTATTTCTTTTTCAGGATCATTTATAGTTTGTTGCTTAACTTTAAATAAACCAGATTCTAATACAGCATTTGATAACTTTTGAGGAACATAGTGCATTGACATGTTAGTCATTGGAAAGGGATGAAAGAATTCATCCTTAGACTTACCCCATCCTTCATATAAAATACCACTCTTAAATGTAGCACCTATAGGATTCTCTGGTGCATACCAATTTAAATCCAACACACTAGCAATAAGTCCTGCAGGTGGAACTACTGTTCCCTGTCCTACTCTCTCTATTGGATGTTCTCCTGGACTATGATAGATTTCAATCTCATACTTATCATGGGAATAATAATAAAAATGTAATGCACTAATACATCCTGCATTACCAGCACCAATAATTGCAATCTTTTTCATGATTCATCAAACAATGCATGTTTTGAGGTACCTGCATTGTCATTGGATATATCTCCGATTCCAGTTTCTTCTGTCTCTTCTAATTTATATTCCCAATCTTCTATTACAGTATTGGCAAGCATCCTATCCGACAGAAGATCCATCTCTTCTCTTGCAATCTCTTCAGTCTCTGCATCAAACCAAAAATCAATTGCCTTACCAATCCTCAACAAATGAGGTTTAAGATTAGGAGCAACCATATGTGTATTTTTCATCACTGCGTTACCAGCAGCATCAGATACAGATCCTCTTAGTCTAACATGTACAAGTGCTTTGAATCTCATGATATTATACTTTAATTAAAACATTTCCTGAAACTGTAATTCTATAATCATCACAATTATAAAATGGATAGACCTGATGTTGTAATTGTGAAGGAAAAAATAACATAATTCCTTCCCAAGATTTATTCAAATCATATTTATACTGACTTATTTTTCCTAATATATCAGTATAATTAAACTGAAAAGAAGATCTTAATTTCATATTAGATATATTATCTTTATTTTGTTCTTCATGTTCTGTTGGTATCTTTAACCATATTACAAAAGAATAAACTCCAGTATGAGTGTGTGATGGATTAAACTCAGTTTGTTTTTGATAATTTACCCACCACTCTCTCATATGATATGAATAATTTCCTTCTGGTATAGGTATCGTATTGCCCATATTACGATAAAGATCACTATAAGATCCACAACATTTTAAAAGAACATTATTAAAAAACCAATCATCAGGATCTTCTAATAACTTACTCTCGTGAATATCTCCAGCTAACAAAGGTTTATTTGATTTATAAGAACTCTCTTTCTCCTTTACACGTTCCCAAACATAATCAATTTCGTTAGAATCTAATCGATTTTCTAACCAACCACCATTAGGAGGATCTACGTAACGGAATTCACTCATTGCTTTGTGGTATTGCTACGTGTCCTGTTAATGATAGTAATAAACTTGTCACCAGCAAATGTGCCAGCAAGACATACATCTATCTCATCACCATCTAACCAGTTCATATCACCATTCTTTTTGGTGTGTAACATAGCTAATTGGATCTTGTCAATGACTTCTTGTTTTAATATCATATGTTTTTGTGGTAATTAAGTACCTTCATAGCACGAGATATACGACCTTGAAAACTATCGTGTATCTTATACTCGGCATTGCCAGAAAGAACTGAGTAATTAAAAGCGTGTTCTAACTCCCAATCTTCATTAGTCGCATTATTGACTGTTATATCATACCACCCTTTCTCTAAGGAAATACGTGGTATAGGTATATATTGTGCTAATGGAGTACCTGCTTTCACAAGTGTTCCATCTGTACCACTATCCATAACGTGCCATTGTAATTGCATGTTTACCTGCATAGCATATCTAGTATCAAAGATCCCAGTCACAGCAGTAAAACGATCTTCATTATTCCAATGAACGTGTTGTTGTAATAGAACAACATCATCACTAGATGTCAGTCGCCAAGGTGTGTCCACCTTAACTATGTGTGCTAATGAGTCACGTGGACTGTCAATTAATGGAATAACCTGGTCTGGTTTGTGATTACTAATGTAATCATCACTAACTCTTGAGAATTGGCCAGGGGTTTCGTAAGTAAAAGATACACCATCACCATTTGTGGTAATAATAAAATCCATAGGTGCAACAACTACCCATCCCATTCTCACAATTTGATTGATAGCAGGGCAGTTTGAACTATTCGGTGATCCTTGGAAAGGGCATTTTTTCTCCTTTGTTTCTTTGTCTTGCCAAGCACGTTTTATACTAGACGTTGGTTTGACTGGATAACATTCTGCCAACCCAGGTTCTAGACTGTGAAACCTAACCCAAGGTTTTGGTTTTTTCTTTTTAAATAAGTTCAGCACGTTATTCACTTAATATACTCCACCTGATAAGGTGGCATCTTTTTAATCTCAACCTCTAAAGGTGCATCAAGAATATTAGCAAGTTTATTATATGCTATTGCAGTAAATACTTGTGGTACTATAAAGGCAACCATTGCAACTATCCAAAAGAAATAGTAATAGTTCTCTTTATTTTGTGTTCTCATTAATAATACCTAGGTAGATTTTGAGGATTTACTTCTACTTCAATAGTATCGAAGATCCTATTCAATGAGCGAGCAAACATTCTATATCCAGAACCAACATATAATTGACCAAATAGTACAGATGCTGTTGCTACACCCCAAAAGATGTAATAGAATTTAGATTTCACTTGTGCTCTTTGTTTTTCTTTAGTAATCATTGGTCTTTGCGTTTGGGTGAGTGTCCATGTGCTATTCCTAGTTCATGCATTCTAGCATGTTCGTCAATAGGATCACGCAATTCTTCCTTACCTGGTCCAAATGTTAACCATAAACCATAACCCATAATAAAAAATAATAGTCCTACTATAATGAATACTAAAATCATTTGTTCTCCATAAACTGTTTTTGAAATTCTTCTACTTGGTTTTGTAACTCGTCAGGAATTGGAGAAACTTCATTTACAGGAACAATCATAGCAGATCCTGCATCTTCACGAGAAATTTTCCAACAGACACGTTGTGTATCTGTTAGATTCAAAATAAAGTCAAAGTGTTCTTCTGCTTGACGTTGTGTGATTCCAATAGGTCCAATCATTTTACAGCATAACAATAGGTTATCATATCAGGATCCAGAATGTCTTCGATATCCTTAACAGTTTCAGAGAAACCTTCAGAACCTTCATTATCCCATTTCCAATTTACGGTCTTATCATACCCTTCATCATCAACGACCTTGATTGTGCGTTTTGAGAAGTTGACAAAAACGTGTGCTAGTTCAGATTCCACCATGTGACTCCATACTACAGTATCTAGTATAGCAGTCAAGAGATACCCTGTCAAGGGTCAGTTGATAAAGACTGTCTTACCAAGGATTAGTACTGCTGCTCCTGCTTCAAGAAGCATACCAGCACCAGCGAGAATAGTTACAGCAGTAGATGCTTGCATATAGACGAATCCAGCAACAGCATTAACATTGTATGCACCAGTGAGAACATTACAGTTATATCCTGTTGTACCACATGTCAATGAATATGGTCCTGAAGGGTTAGAAATAATATACCTAGGAATAATATCAGTTCCACTACCAGGTATCATAATTGTTTCAACAGAACCACCAACCAAATTACGAATACCTGACATTACCTTAGGAATTTTTGACACTGGTACGTTAATCAGGTTAACTAATGAAGGTGTAATTATATCAATAGAGTTATCTCCACTAATAATCATTTCTCCTGCAGAGAGTGCTAACTGACCACCACTAGATTCAAAAACACTGCTAGTAAACTTAGTAGAAACAGATCCTACATTAAATTCTGCACCTTGAACTTCAAACTTAGCACCAACAGTATTGATGTCAACATCAGATTCAAATTTGATTGTATGCTTTTGAATTTTTTCGTTTTTCTTATTACCTTTTTTATCTACAAGTTTAGGGGCACCTGTAGCAGTAAAGAAGAAACCACCACCAACTTCAACGTGACAATCACCAGTAACTTTTAAGAAATAATCACCATCAACGTTTCTGACATAATCACCATCGATTTGTTTACAATCATCACCATGAGTTTCTTGAGTATAGTTACCAGCATATGTTGTATGGTCAGCAACTAAAGAACCAGTATCACCCTTACCACTATTTGCTGCCGCTACGGAAGCATCTACTTGTCTTTGAAGTTCTTCCGCATCTATGTCTGGATTTTGTTCACGAATTGTTTTAGCAGCAATATACTTTGCATATTCGTTCTGATTACAGCATATAGATGTTTCTGTTGTTCCACTTGCTTTTTTATTTACACTTGCCTGACGACCAGGAGTTCCAACAAACATTTCATAGGAACCATCTAAGAAAGTTTTAGCAGCAGTTAAATATGGATCTGCTTCATTGAAAATATTATCAAAAAGACCACCAGATCCTGCATCACCACCACAACTTCCTCTACTCTGTCCTCTAATTGCATTAATTTCTGCAAGTTCTTCAGGAGTACAATGAGTAACACCAAATAAAGGATACCAACCTACAGTATCTTTACCACCATCAGGTTTACGATCACAATTACTACCAGCAAACTTAATGAACAGTTGAATCAATCCAGTAATGCTAGTAATACCTTTCTTAAGAAGATCCGTTCCTGATTCAAAAATTTCACTACCTGCTTTCCATGCATCAATAATTTCTTTTGCTTTACCAATACCATCTACGATTGTTGTTACTTGATCAACAATACCTAAAACTGAATCAAGAAGTCTTTGAACTTGGCAGATAACACCATCGATTGCTGCTTGAACACCCTGCATAACCATGGTTGCTTTATCAATCAACCCATCAAGAAAACCCTCAAGAACATTCATAATGCTTCCTATGGGATCCGAAACAAAACTAAGTAACTTACTATCAACATTACAAAGAGATGAAAGAATTAATTTAACTGCTGCTTGAATTGCCGTAAACACAACAAATGGCACACCAGTTGCACCACCAAGAAGATTAACCAACTCTAATTGTTCGGCAAGGTTAGCAAGTGCTTGACGCATTGCAGATATAACTTGAGCAAATACACTACTCAAGAAATTTTGAAGTCTTACCGTAAGTTGTTTTGCAGTAACCAACTTACCAGTAACAACATCTAAGAAATCACCATCCTCTGCACGAATCAAAGCACCAGCATGATCTGCAAGATCTTCTACAAGATATGATAACTTATACTCTAACGTTTTCCAAGGACCACCAACACCATTAGCAGCAGGATTAGGTTTATTTGAATTTCTTGGTTTGACGGGATTACCACCACTACCATTCATTGTAGTTCCCTGATTATTGGGAGAACCCTTACCAGAAATTTGACCAGCATTTGCTTGACCTTTTTGATTAGGAAGATCTACAGTGTTATCTGGTTTTGCTCTACCATAACCACCCTCTTTGGTCGTTGCCATACTTGAGTTAGGATTTCCAGGTTTCATGGTCACCATATTGGGACCAATGCCAGGTTCCATGTCCTCACCAGTAAAGGCAAATACCTTCTTCTCCTGTGATTCTGTAGATTTCTTAACTCTCATAACACCAATAACTATTGGCATTTGAGCGTTCTCTCCATCCATGAAGAAACCCATAACAATAGCACCAGGCTGCAGTTGACCAGAACTTTCACCCTGACCATCATTTCCTGGTTGGCATGTGTGTTGTAAAACTGTTGCCCATGGAAGATTATCAGTAGGAAGATCTGCTGTAGTACCACCACGAACATTAGTATAATATCCAAGCACACGAACTCTAACCCTACCCAATTCCATAGGGTCTTCATTGTCTTCAACCTCACCAACCCACCAGTAAAACCCGTCTTTTCCAACAAAGTTTACATTAGGTTCATTGATAATTCCTTCAATTGATGACATTGTATACTTTTATCCTTACGATTTATTTATTACGTT